CGGGCTTAAGCCTGTAAACCTGATTGGCGGGCAGTCTTACGCTGGTTCTACCCGCGAAGTGAAGCTGTCTACCAACAACACCGCTGCTATCTATAACGGCGACGTTGTTCAACTGTCTGCTGCAGGTAATCCTGCTGCTCTGGCAGCTACCCCGACTGCTGGCACCACCAGCGGTATCATCGGCGTGTGCCTGGGTGTTCGTTATGTAAACCCCGCCACCAAGCAGCCTACGTTTGCACAGTACTTGCCTGCTAACGCCATCACCAACGGCTATACCGACGTGTTCCTCGTTGTTGCTGACGATCCTGATCTGGTGTTCCAGATCCAAGGCACCGCTGCTTTCGGTACGCTGACCAACGGCGCTGCTGGTGCAGTCGGCAAAAACGCTGCTCTGGGCTTTGCCACTGCTGGTAGCACTGCTACTGGCAACTCTGGCGTTAACTTGGTTGTTGGCGTCAATGGCGCTTCTTTGGCCCTGACCGCCACCTTGGCAATGCGCGTTGTTGGCGTTGTTGCTGGCACCGAGACTGATGCTTACCCAGAACTTCTGGTCAAGTTCAATCAAGGCACGCACTCGTACTACCTCGCCACCGGCGTCTAAGGAGTAAATAATGGCTATTTCACGCGCACAACTGCTTAAGGAACTCCTGCCCGGCTTGAACGCCTTGTTCGGCATGGAGTACGCTCGCTACGGCGAAGAGCACAAGGAAATCTACGACATCGAGAAATCGGAACGTAGCTTTGAAGAAGAAACCAAGCTGGCCGGTTTCGGCGCAGCCCCGGTGAAGAACGAAGGCGCTGCCATTGCTTATGACAATGCGCAAGAAGCCTTCACTTCCCGCTACACCCACGAAACCATCGCCCTGGGCTTCTCCATCACTGAAGAAGCTGTGGAAGACAACCTGTATGACAGTCTGTCTGCCCGCTACACCAAGGCTCTGGCTCGCGGTATGGCTTACACCAAGCAAGTCAAGGCTGCTTCCGTTCTGAACAACGCTTTCAGCGGCAGCTACCTGGGCGGCGATGGCGTCTCCCTGTGTGGCGTCAACTCCGGCGGCTCTCGTGTTGGTCATCCCCTGGTCAACGGATCTGTTAACTTCAACAGCCCCGCCACTGGCGTTGATTTGAACGAGACTTCCTTGGAAGCCGCGATCATTCAAATCGCTGCCTGGACTGACGAGCGCGGTCTGCTGATCGCTGCTAAGCCCCGTAAGCTGCTCATCCCCCCAGCGTACATGTTCGTTGCCAAGCGTCTGCTGGACACGGAACTGCGCGTCTCGACCACTGATAACGACATCAACGCTATCAAACAGTTGGGTGCCATTCCTGAAGGCTACGCCATCAACCACTTCTTGACCGACGTTAACGGCTGGTTCTTGCTGACCGACGTTCCCAACGGCTTGAAGCACTTCGAGCGTTCCGCCATGGCTACCTCCATGGATGGAGACTTCGATACCGGTAACGTTCGCTACAAGGCACGTGAGCGGTATTCGTTTGGGTGGAGTGATGCGTTGGGGCTGTGGGGTTCCAGCGGTTCGTCCTAATAAAATCAAGCACTTAGCCTGATTAAGGCCCTCTTCGGAGGGCCTTTTTACGTTTATAGTTGACACGACGTTCCTTCCTTGGTATTGTATCTGTATCAACAGGGAGGTCTTATGAAGAACGTCATCTACAAAATCCGCAATGTCGTAAACCAGCACTATTACGTTGGCAGCACCGTGGACTCACGCAAGCGATTTTGGGAACACCGCAAAGACTTACGTACCGGCAGGCACGTTTGCGTGCGTCTTCAGCGAGCGTGGAATAAGTACGGAGAGGACTGCTTTAAGTTTGAGATCGTAGAACAATTGTCTAGTAGAGACGCGTTACTACAAGCGGAGCAAAAGTGGCTTGATGAGCACTACGGAACTGAGTACTGCTATAACGTCTCTTCCAGCGCAGACACGCCAATGCGCAACCCAAGTCCCGAACTGCGTGCATTGCAGGCGCAGCGCACCCGTGAATTTGCGGCGGCAAACGGCAGCCCACGCACAGGGCATGCGCATACAGAGGAAACAAAAGATGTAATTCGACAGTCTCGCATCGGCAAGCACTCCGGGGAGCAACACTACCGCTACGGCAAGACGGTGAGCGAAGAAACAAAAGCCAAAATCAGTGCGGATCAGAAAGGCAAACCCAAGCCCCCCGGGCGCAAGGTCAGCGAGGAGGGCCGCGCCAAGATCCGCGCCAACATCGAGGCGGGGCGTAGCCACATGCACTGGTTAGGGAAACAGCATACGGAGGACGCCAAGGCGAAGATGTCTCGACCCGTCACGGCAATCAGTCCTACGGCGGTTGAAACGGTGTACGTAAGCATAACGGCGCTTCGAGAGGCGCTAGGACTTACACCGCCGACCGTGAACCGGGCGTTGAAATCGGGCGAGCCAATCACTAAAGGGAAGTTTGCCGGATGGCGGTTCGTTTATGTTGCCCCATCTTCGCCAAAGTGATATAACCGTGTAACCCCGGGAACCCCGGCGAGTCTGACAGTCCCGGCTGACGACATGCAGACAGGCTCGCTTAACTCGCATGTGAGATCACCATGAGTTTTTCTACATTCTCCGGCCCGATCCGTTCTGGCACCGTGCGCGAAGGCGCTGGCCGTAACACGGGTTTGGTCAACCTGAGCCAGTCCTACGACACGGGTAACTTGACTGGCACCATTGTCAGCAACGTGGACGTGGCAGCGTTTATCGTCCCCAAGGGTACGCAGATCATCAACATCTTTGTTGATCAGGTCGTTGCTGCTACCGCTGGCACGATGACGATTTCTGCTGGAACCACTTCTGGCGGTGCAGATCTGATGGCCGCTGTTGCTACCACCGCTGGTGGTCGTTTCCAAGGTACATCTACTGCTGCTACCCAACTGGCTTGGCAAACATCTACCACGGCTGACACGACGATCTACGTGCGTATCGCTGTTGGTACGGCTACGTTGACTGCTGGTCGTGCAATCGTCACGGTCGCTTACGCTCAACGTGCAGACAACGGTGCGCAGAACCCCCCTAGCGCTTAACTAGGAGCCTGTAATGGCAAAGACTAACTACAGCCCGACGTTCCCCATGTACCCGGGCGGGGCAGTCGCTATTACGCCAAGTAACACGGTCAATCTGGCCAACCCGGCTGTTATTTACGCCGGGGTTGCGGGAGATGTTCGTGTGCTGACGGCGCAGGGCGACGATGTGACATTTGTTGGTGTTTTGGCAGGAACGGTTATTCCTGTACAGGTCATTCGGGTTTTTGCAACAAGCACTACGGCGACGTCCTTAGTGGGAATTTACTGATATGTCATTCGGCTTCGGTTTTGGTTTCCCTAGACGGGTTGGAGCACCGCTTCTCCCTTCTTTGAGTTTTAATTTCCTTACCGGGGCCCTTGACTCGCGCATCACGTTCTCCCGCACGACCAACGCCACGCTGATAGGCTCTAACGGCTCGCTCCAGTACGCACCGCACAACCTGCTGACGTACTCGGAGCAGTTGGATAACGCGGCTTGGTCGAAAGTCCAGGGGTCGGTTACTGCGAACGCAGATGTTAGCCCAGACGGAACCACCACTGCTGACGTTTTTATTCCGGACACAGCAGCGGGTGATCACGGAGTGGTTGGGCTTGTAACAAGCCAAGATTTGTCAGTTACTCGAATTTTTAGCATATACCTAAAAGCAAGCGGGCTAACGACATACGCTATCTATTTGCGCAACAACGCACAGTCAATCGGTATTCAAGGCAATGTTGATTTGTCAGCAGGAACAATCACGGCCTCAAACTACGGCTCGCCAATTTCTGTACTGACGCCAACGATTACGCCTGTTGGAAATGGGTGGTTCCGTTGTACTGTTGGCGGCGCTTTATCCGCAACGACAGAAACGCTGCGCGTTGGGATACTTCGCAATTTTACCGGCGACGGCACCTCCGGCATTTACGTCTGGGGCGCACAGCTCAACGTCGGAGCCTTGCAGCCGTACTACAGCACCACCGTGAAGAACCTGCAGGGGTACTCGCAGGAGTTTGATAACGCTGCTTGGGCGAAGAACAACAGCACAATTACTTCCGATGTAACCGCTGCCCCTGATGGGTCGATGACTGCGGATAAGTTGGTTGAAGATACGGCAGCGACAATTGGGCACTATGTCACCCCTTCAGCTCCCCTCGCGCTTGCTCTAGGCCAAGTCGTTACATACAGTTGCTATATAAAAGCCGCCGAACGCACGTTTGGTCAGTTGATTTTGACGGGGATTGGCCCTGCAAGTGCAAACTACATTGCGGGCTTTGACCTTTCCGCAGGAACAGCAGGGACGCCGACTGCTGGAGTCACGTCAAGCATTGTTGATGTAGGAAACGGCTGGTATAGATGCCGAATGACTGTTACGGTGTTGACCGCTAATACGGCAACACGGCAAATACGTCTTGCGCAAAACTCCAGCCCCACTCCTTCGTCCTACACAGGCGATGGCACCAGCGGCATCTACATCTGGGGCGCGCAATTCTCCGACTCCGCAAGCCTTGATACGTACGTTTACAACCCAGGCGCAGCGCCTACAGCATCAGCCTACTACGGCCCTAGGTTCGACTACGACCCCGCAACGCTGGCTGCTCGTGGGCTGCTGATTGAGGAGCAGCGTACAAATTTGTTTTTGTATTCTCAACAATTTGACAATGCGGCTTGGTCAAAAACGAACGCAACT